ATAAATTTAGATGAAGAAGGAGTTGCTCCAATGTCAAAATAACATTCTTGCAAATAAGTTTTTATTTTTTCGTGTAACTCTTTGTTAGCTATGTTCATATCACTCGTACCTTTTTAGGTTGTTGGTTTAAGAATAGCAATAAATGCTATTTGTTTATTTATGTATAAACTATGCTAATTGAGCTTTAGCTGAACGATACTTGTTACCGTCAGAACCAAAATAGTTAGAAACTATTTCAAAAGCAAGGATAAATAAGAGTGGAAAAATAGAGAATAAATTATAGTAAAAATTAAATATTATAAAGAATAAAGTAAAAAGAATAGCAAAAGCCGGACCGGCAATTAAGACTGCTGGAGAATCTTTTATGTTTAAATTTTTAATCCTTGTAATTCCAATAACAAATGGAAATAAAGGAATAAAGTATGGGAGATCAGGATCTGCTTTTCTTTTGCGCGCAACAAAATAATGGCCAAGCTCGTGAACGAACAAGGCCATAATCATTACAAAAATTACAGGGTTATTAAAAATAGCATAATTAATACCTGCAGTACCCATAAGGGTACCTATCATTAAAAAAAAATGAGATAATGTTTTTTTATTTGTTTTTTGAAAATATCTCTTCAATGTTCCTCTCCAAAGTCTCTTTTAAGTTATCGTGATCCTTCGTAAAGTGCTTGATGTACAAATCATTAATCACTTGAGATGAATCAGTAATAGTTTCGGAGTCTTTAGTTAGGTCGCAAAGATCTTCATTAATTTCAGTGCCACTTACTTGACAAAGAGACTTGTACAATGCAACCTCATGCCAGAATGTGTGAACTTGAATGTTATAATAACTTCTAAAAAACATAGCAAAATAGTTTTTTGTAAAATTAATATCTTCAGAATTAGCTTTAATAACTGTATCTGCAGTATCGCTATTTAAAACAATGTTGAGAAAACTAATAATAGTCTTCTTACGAGCAAGAGATTCTTTGCAAAGTTCTATGCGATGGCGATAAACAAATTGACCATTTGTAATTAATACAAGTTCATTTAGAATAGCGGAAGTATTTGCTTCTCGGTATCCCTGATTAACCCACTCGTGAGCAGCACGGTAAAAAGCTTCGCTGAAATTTACCTTGAGTGAAGAATCCCGGAGCAAAGATTTAAATGGTGAATCTATATCAGAGAATACTTTATCTACAGTGTTAGCATTTAGATCACTATCGTAGGAGGAATTAGTTGAAGAATCAGAATCAACATATTCCTCGAAGAGGTCATCGTCGTTTGAATAAATGTTAGACATTAAGTTCCATATCTGTAAGTTTATAATTTAAAATATCTGCTATTGCTGTATTTTTGGTTTTACCAATACGGTCAATATAAGACAAAAGATAATCTGATTGATCTTTATTGAAAGATGATAAATCTGAATTTAATACATTTCTAACAAGAACAAATCTTTGTTCTTCAGTAGAGCCACCCCATACTCCATAGTATGAGTATGTCATTGCTTCATAAAAGCATTCGGATCTTACTGGACAAGATTTACAAAGATTTATAGCAGAATTTATTAATTCTGATTTTGGAGTAACAAAGAATAAATCTGTAGCTTCAGTGGCACAAGCAGATCTATCTCTCCATTTCATTTCTGAAGGAGCGATTGAAAAAGGATCTTTGGTGCCTTTTATTTTAGGACTGCGATTCATCTGATTGACTTAAAATAGATTGAAGTTTTAAGATGCTTTCTACAAGATTCTTATTTATATCCACAAAAGTAGATAAAGATTCTAGTAACATTTTATAAGCTAATGTAGGATTACCTTGTTGCATTATGGACTTAGATAATTGCACATTTGCTCTAACTGAATTTACAGAATTCATAAGAATGGCAAACTCTGAAACAACAGAGTCTGCGGTAGCTATTCGAGCGGACAAGTAAGATATCTCTTCTTCGACTAAGTTGTCTACATTCATGATTTTCTCCTTGTACCGCACACGGGAATTGAACCCGTCGATGGATGTTTATAAGACATCTGTGTTCAACCAGCTCACCCGTGCGGTGCGCGAACACATAGCATCTATGTTATTTTGTTTAGATATTATATAAGATATAAAAAAGAAAAACAACCTGAGATCGTTTTTTGTATGAATAAAGAAAAAATAAATTGATGGTAGGTAGTGTGGCGATATGGGGCCACTGACATCACTACTTTGTCCGTCATGAAGTCATTGAATCTTTGCTTTTTTAAAAGTTTTGAATAAATGATTACATAGTCAGCTACCATCAAACTTAATTAGTTAGCGGTGATGCCAGGAGATATGGGTCCCACGTGCTTAAATACATCATTCACGTATTTCATAAGTCATAAACTTAAGTTGAACACGCCACTAACTAAAATCAGTTAATTCTTTTTTCTTGGACGAGGAACATCCTCGCCGGCAGCCCATCGCTCAAAAAGCTCTGGGGATAGATCGTTTACCCAAAGAGGAAAACCAAATCTATCATTTCTAACAATAAAATCTTCTCTAGTGAGAAGTCTCCTGAGTTTTGGATTTCCATCTTTATCTAAGATGGGACGACCTTTTTTATCATAACCTTGATATTTCAAATGAGGATTATCTTTGCAATAAAGAAAATGCATAGAAGCATTGTAGGATACATACGCATCTATTCTATCCATAACTTCAAGGTTCTTGTAGTATTGATCTAGTATTTTATTTCTAGCAGAAAGAGATGGATGTTTGAAGGGTGCTTTGACCCATTGGTCATTATAAGACATATTAGGTGAATTACGCTTCATGTTAATCATCTTTGCCTCGTCCATAGTTTACTTCTTTCTTGAAACAAACGTGCATCAATTTCTTTATTGGACATCCCTTTAATGTATGTCTCATCCATACAAGATTTGCCAAACGCAACGTGTAGATGTTCCACTTTGCTTTCTAAACAAGGTGCGAAACGCCCACGCCATTTAGCGGTTTCAATAAACTCTGTATCAGTCCAATTATGGTCATAACCTTCATGGAGCATGACACCGTCACGATCCGCCACACCCTGCGTTGCATAATTGCGGGAAACAAGATAATGGGTCGCATGATCGCCACGCATCACAGTCGGGTTGCCTAGATCGTTAGTGCCAACAACCTCAATAGGCTTTTTCATTAAAGTCATAGCGGTCTCAAACCATCCTTGATGAAAGTTGATGTCATCTGCACCTGCAAACACATAAGGCTCATTAGTATCAATTACACCCGTGTTGATAGCCCCGGCATAGTTTGCTTTGCGTCGATTTAATATCAGGTTTGCTCCAACCGTATCCACAACAGCATTAATAGAAGCGTGGTCATCAGACTCAACAATAAAATAAACGTTGGCTTGATCGACAGAATTTAAAGCGTTGCAGGTGACATCAGCGATCTTGTGCGCCCGGTGATACGTAGGGATCAGAATCGCTAGCAGCATAACATATCCCTTCAATATATAATGTAAATTGATAGCAGGCAATGGGGTCGATATGGGGACCACTAGGATCATTGCTTTTATAAGAAGAACTTCTATTTAGCATATTTGAAATCCACCACAGTTTTCTAAAAACTGTTGAAATTCAACAACAAGATCATAGTCCATATGATAATGAGTTGAAAAATTAGATACTTTTAAAGTGCCATTACAAGAATTGCATTGAAGAGTCTTAGATGTTCCATCAGCTTGAAGCCAAACACGAACGCCTAATCCTTCGCAGTATTGACAATCTTCTAATGGTAAAGAATCAAGATCAGCTTTATATTTTTCTATGTATGATTGTATGGTTCCATCTTCTAAATCTTTTTTTAAAAGTTTAGAAAGAGTTATAGAATCTTTAGCATTTAAGCCGGAACCAGAATTGTCATGAGGAGATTCACATTTGCCACAAATATTAGGATGAAGTTTGTCTAGGCAATCCCATAAAGGGTGCCAGTACCAAACATTAGCGCGAAAGTATTCGCCCTGTTCGTTCTTTGGCTTTGTGCCATAAACATCCATTCCCATAGTTAACTCCTATACAGTATAAACGTCGCCATTTTCTTTGATTTTTATATCTTCATATGGAGCTGCAATTCGACGATAAAGTTCAAGTTTTGCACACTCTAAAACTCCAATAACATCATTGATAGAAGAGTATGATTTACCTTTACTATAGATGTATTGATCAATTGCGCGAGTGACTAAATAGTTAAGCTCTCCTGGAGTTTCAATACTACGTCCTGCATAAACAAGTTTTTGGTTGATGTCAGATCTTTTTTTCTTAGATACGTATGGCATTATTCATCCTTGTTATTATAGAAGCTCCAAATTTGATCATCATAAACAACAGGAATAATCTCTGTTTCTAAATGAGTAATTTCAACTGGAGTTGTATCGACATTTTGATTGGTTGTGTTTATTTTATTTTGAAGACGTAAAATTAAACGACGAATTCTATCTTGTTCTTTTGGAATCCAAGATACATCAGATCTTTTATTTAAAGCTTCAACAATAATTTCAATATCATCTTGGTTAAGATTATATCTAGGCATTGAGTTCCTCACGATAATAAAG